TTACGCAGCTCGTTGCTGCGTCCGGTGCTGACTGTGTGCCGGGAAAGCGACGGCGTAATCAACAACAGCCTGTTCAGTTGCCTCATCGGTACGGTTCTTAAGGTTAGGAGCGCGGCGACTACGATTAATCAGCGCATCCACACCACCTTCATCGACCAGTTCGCGGTAACGATAAAACGTATCACGCGAAACGCCCATGATTTTACAGGCTTTTGATACGTTGCTGAGTTCTTCAGCCAGATTGAGCAAACCGGTTTTGTGTTTGATAACGGGATTGGTAGTATGAAGCATGAGAGTTACCTCGTGTTTTGTATAAGGATTCGACACCCATATCAAAACCGGTAACTCTCAACCTTTCAAGGCTCAGTGTCAGATCAAGTCGCGACTAATACATGTAAATATTCATATTGTTAAAGTTACCCAATTTTTTCCGCGGAGATCGTTATAACGATCAGTTTGTTGCTGGGTTTTATGTCCCAGCAATTTCTGAGTATCTATTCCCTGTTCTTTGTATAGCCTTTCTGACAATGAACGTTGCTCATGAAAGGTTGCTGGGGTTCCTTCACCCCAATCAATTTCAGCCAGATCCCTTGCTTTGCTAAAATTCATAGTCAGAGTATTAGCTTTTACTTGTGCCCCACGTTCTGCCTGTGAAGTTGATCTGAAAAAATGTACTAAGTATGGACTATCTACATAGTCACGGCAGCGAGCTACAACATCGCGCAGGCTCCAGTTGATTACATTCAAACGAAGAGAAAGAGGAATGGCTATTTTGCTGCCGGTTTTTTCCTGTTCGATATGCAGATGATCATCCCAGATATCGCTGAATTTCATTTTGGATATATCTCCCAAACGTTGGCCAGTAACCAGCGCTAACAGCATGGCATTTCCCATGTAACGATGAGTGGAGTCTGCGATATCAAAAATTTTTTGCCATTCTTCCAGGCTGAGGCGTTGACGGGTGATTTTCCTTCTGGGTTGCTTCGTCGCAAGAGCAGGGTTATACCCTGGTGGAACTTCGCCATAATGCTGTGCTTCCTTAAACACATCGATTAATACAGACCTTACGACTTGGGCCATTCTAGGCTGTCCAGCTGTAATATACTCATCAAGCAATTGTGCTATATCTCTGACATCAACGGATGAGATCAACTTCATTCCTGCTCGTTCTCTGAGCAAGGATACTGGTTTGGCTTTTTGCTTATAGGTATTGAGTCTTATATCACCACTTTTGAGCCTATCATCCTGGATCGCTTGATAGCGATCTAACCAGGTTGACGTTGTGATCGCTTTTCCTTTGCAGGTTGCGATCCTGTCACTGATAGCCAGAATCTGTCGGGTTCTTTGTTCAGCCAGGCGTGTATTGGCTTCAGTGGCAATAGCGATGGCTTCAGCTTCGTTAGTTCCCAACGCATGAAATTTCCCTGTTACTGGATGCTTATACCGCCAATAGACTTTATTTACCTTCCTACTATAAAGCGGATATAAGTTAGGTACTGAAACATTATTCTTACGCGGTCTGGCTGCCATCACTCAAGATCCGTTGCAAAAGTAATGAGTCATTTTTCTTGATTACTGGTGTTACCAACTCCCCAACTAACTCAGCGTCCTCACGCACTCGCCATAACCGACCTTGTTTCATGGCCGGTGGGCAAAATAAATTCTGCTTAGCATAACGACGCAATGTGGACACACTTGGAGGATTACTTCTGTATTTTTCAGAGGCCCATTCTTCAAGAGTTAACATTTGAAGCATATGCGATCACCTTGTTACTTCACTAACTGTTCAGTCTCTGCATATCGACCCTGCAAGGTCGGTTAGTTTCTCCACAAAACAGAGAAGAGCACCTGTGGCCACAACTATCAGGATGGATCGGGTTATGACCCCGTCATCCGGGGATATTCTTCTCTGTTTTGTAAAAAGGGCGGTACCAGCCGGAAGCAAGGGTACAAGCTGGTACCGCCAAGACTACACACAGCATAAAGTTGTGGTGCCGGGTGCCTCCCGGTGCCTGGCGAAGGTTGCACACCAGGCGGGTGGGTATCCACAGAAGGTCGACTGTCAGCCTCAACCTTAACCCGCGTGCGCTGAGCCGCATTCACCACAACGCTAAGGATTCTCTCTGGTTGAAAATACTTAGCTGTTATGTGCCTGCTTTTAGCCACATCAGGCGAGGTGGACCTGGTTATTCCCCAACAACAAGGATTCGGTTAATCTGGTTATCCCCAACAACGCAAAAGGAAAAGAAATGTCCGGTAATATCTATACGCTGTACAAATCCCACTGTGAAAATGTTGGAAAGTATCGGGGCATTGAAATCAGTGGGGTAGTGTCATCAGTCGAAATAAGCAAAGTTGAATCAAGGGCAACATTACTAACTCTTCTGGACCTTGTGTTACATGAGCACCGGAAGAAATTCGGCACTCCCTATAATCAGTTGAATGGGAAAAAGGCTCTGGTTCACCTTATTCTGATGAAGCATCACTGGATGCCAAAACAGATTAATGAGATGAAATTTGATGAACTTCTTCTTTCAATTCAGGATGAACTCACACTTGATAAAATAAGCGTAACCGCCCAGAAATTTTTAGATTATCGAGACTGGAGATCACAAATTCATCACTTTGATGATTTTGACGAAAATGAATGGGATCCTAATTTGTCTGCACAATATCTAAAGTAACATCCTGTGATAAAACCGTGATTTCCTGATCCAGTTTTTTTAAGGAGTCTATTGTTTCCTGTCGATAAGACAGCACTTCACGAAGCTGGTTTATAGCTGCCAGCTTCTTTGTCATCCACTCATAAATTTCCTCATCTGTGTAGTCAGGCGCGACGATTTTGGGTTCTGTTTTGTGCATTTCACACCTCCTCAAGTTATCAGTTACTTGTTGATGGGGACCAGATTGTTAAAGAGCTAAGCGTCCTGTAGGGCGCTTTTTTGTTGCTAACGAATCATCCTGGACTTCATATGCCCCAGGCGGCTACTTCGTGGGCGTCCTGCCTGTTTGTTGTTTCTCTTGGGTACATTATGTATCTCAAAGGTACATTGTCAAGTATAAAAAAACCTGCCGAAGCAGGTTCATAAACATTGATTAGGCTTTGATTTTGTATCTTCTTGGTTTTCCTGAGAAAATCACAGTACCAATTATAGAGCAATTACCGTTGATCTTAATGTAAGGCTCAGGCCAGTTTGGGTTTAACGCTTTGAGATAACGCTGTGTCCCATCTTCTATCAATCTTTTGAAGGTGGTTTCACCTGTATCGTGCATCAATGCAATAACGTCGTCACCGTGGCAGGCAGGTACTTCAGGATCGACAAAAATCATGTCTCCCGGGCGGTACTCATCAATCATTGAATCACCTATCACCCGCAAGATATAAGTCATTTCCCCACAGGGTACAGGGCAGGGATACGTTTCTGCTGTGCTCAAATCAACCTCAGAATATCCAACTTCTTTCCATGCTCCGGCCTGTACCCATGATATGACAGGGACTAATGTGATTTGTTTATTAGTGATTGAAACATCAGGTTTTTTTGTGATGTTCGTTGTCTGGTGTTCTTGATCGAGCCATCCGACAGGCAGGTCGAAACATTTTTCGATGTGTCGTGCCATGCTGTCACCGATATTTTTAGTAGCACCATCTCCCATAAACCTGCTGGTCTGGGTTGGCTCGCGATCAATCATAGTGGCAAAGGAAGAATTCCCGCCAACACCATCTCTCAGTTTTCTGGCGTTAGACCGCCGGATGTCATGGATTGTTTTCATAACGAAATTAAAACCCTTGTACCGTTAAGGTACAAGTATCTTGAAGGTTCATTTTAATCATGTAATATGTACACCGGAGGTACATATTGTATGAAAGCGTATTGGGACTCTTTAACCAAAGAACAGCAGGGCGAGTTGGCCGGAAAAGTTGGCTCAACACCTGGCTACTTACGGCTGGTTTTCAATGGCTATAAAAAAGCCAGTTTTGTGCTGGCTAAAAAACTTGAGCAATGCACGTCAGGTGCAATTACGAAATCTGACTTAAGACCGGATATCTATCCGAAAGATTAGCAGAACACTTTCAATTTTTAACCACAGAACGATGAGGCTAATCGTGGGTAAGCATCACTGGAAAATAGAAAAACAGCCTGAGTGGTACGTGAAAGCTGTCAGAAAAACTATCGCGGCGTTGCCGGGTGGTTACGCTGAAGCGGCTGACTGGCTCGATGTAACAGAAAACGCTTTATTCAACCGCCTTCGTGCAGATGGCGATCAGATTTTCCCGCTGGGATGGGCAATGGTTTTACAGCGTGCTGGTGGCACTCACTTCATTGCTGATGCTGTGGCGCAGTCTGCAAATGGCGTCTTTGTGTCTCTTCCTGACGTCGAGGATGTGGACAACGCCGATATCAACCAACGCCTGCTGGAGGTCATTGAACAGATCGGCAGTTATTCAAAACAGATTCGTTCAGCAATTGAAGACGGTGTAGTGGAACCGCATGAGAAGACAGCAATTAACGATGAGCTGTACCTCTCAATTTCGAAGCTGCAGGAGCATGCAGCACTGGTCTACAAAATCTTTTGCGTTTCAGAAAGTAGTGACGCCCGCGAGTGTGCAGCTCCGGGCGTCGTGGCGTCGATTGCTTCTGGTTGTGGAGAAACTAACGCATGAACAGTTTAACAACACACTACCGTCGCTCGCAACTGATTGCGCTTCCGGTTCCGGGTGGAAAAGCGAAGGTGGAGTATTGCTATGCAGTGAATGTACCAGGTGACAGGGAAATTGTAACCCACAGCTTTGCAGAGTGGGCTGTGGGTGATTTCAACCGGCAGAAGGAGACAGTCCTTTGCGACAAGTTAACCGCTGGTTCAAAGATCACTACGGAGTGCCCGTCAGAGTCATTCGTTGGGAATCGGAAACACAACGGGTTATCTACCTCCGCGAAGGTTATGAGCATGAATGCTTCAGTCCGCTCGAACAGTTTCGTCGTAAATTCAGGGAAATAGAGGTCGGTCATGAGCACTAAATTAACCGGCTATGTATGGGATGGTTGCGCTGCATCAGGCATGAAGTTATCCAGCGTGGCAATTATGGCCCGCCTGGCTGATTTCAGTAATGACGAAGGTGTGTGCTGGCCATCAATTGAAACCATTGCCCGTCAGATTGGCGCGGGGATGAGTACCGTCAGAACGGCTATCGCACGGCTGGAAGCAGAAGGCTGGTTAACGCGTAAGGCGCGTCGCAAGGGTAACCGCAATGCGTCGAATGTTTATCAGCTTAACGTTGCGAAGCTTCAGGCAGCGGCATTTTCTCAACTGTCAGATTCTGACCCGTCAAAATCTGACGCATCAAAATCTGACCCGTCAAAATTTGATGCGTCGAAATCTGGCAAAAAAGCGGGTTTTCACCCGTCAGAATCTGGCGGGGATCCGTCAGTAAAATCAAAACATGATCCGTCAGATAAAAAACCTTCTCGTCCGGACGCTTCGCAACCGGACACGCAGACGGCTGAACAGGATTTTTTAACTCGCCATCCTGATGCGGTTGTATTCAGCCCTAAAAAGCGCCAGTGGGGGACGCAGGATGATTTGACCTGCGCACAGTGGCTCTGGAAAAAAATCATCGCCCTGTACGAGCAGGCTGCCGAATGTGACGGCGAGGTGGTTCGTCCCAAAGAACCGAACTGGACAGCCTGGGCAAACGAAATTCGCCTGATGTGTGTGCAGGATGGTCGTACTCACAAACAAATCTGCGAGATGTACAGCCGCGTCAGCCGCGATCCGTTCTGGTGCCGTAACGTGCTCAGCCCGTCGAAGCTGCGGGAAAAATGGGATGAGCTTTCCCTGCGCTTATCGCCGTCCGTAAGCACGTACACCGAAAAACGCGAAGACCCGTACTTCAAATCCAGTTACGACAACGTGGACTACAGCCAGATCCCGGCAGGATTCAGGGGGTGATCATGAGTCTGTTAAATGACGTTCAGAAATTCATTGAAGCCCATCCGGGGTGTACTTCCGGAGACATTGCGGATGCTTTTGCTGGTTACTCACGGCAGCGCGTTCTGCAGTCAGCAAGCAAGTTACGTCAGAGTGGGCGTGTGGCTCACCGTTGTGAAGGAGATACACGCAGACATTTCCCGCACCTGACTGAGAGAGCACAGGAGCTGGAACCACAACCAGTTCGTGAAACCAGACCTGTGCGCAATTTCTATGTCGGCACTAACGACCCGCGGGTGATTTTGTGCCTGACCCGCCAGGCGGAGGAACTGGAGTCCAGGGGCTTATACCGTCGTGCTGCAACGGTGTGGATGGCGGCATTCCGTGAAAGCCACTCCCAGCCAGAACGAAACAATTTTCTGGCGCGTCGTGAACGGTGTTTACGGAAAAGCAGCAAGCGGGCTGCATCAGGTGAAGAGTGGTATCTGTCAGGGAATTACGTGAGGGCTTAATGAGTAATAAATATTGCCAGGCGCTGGTGGAACTGAGGAACAAACCAGCCCATGAACTGAAGGAAGTGGGCGATCAGTGGCGCACGCCGGACAACATTTTCTGGGGAATTAACACCCTGTTTGGCCCGTTTGTTCTGGATCTGTTCACTGACGGTGATAACGCCAAATGTGCCGCGTATTACACGGCGGAAGATAACGCGCTGGCGCATGACTGGTCAGAACGTCTTGCGGAGCTTAAAGGTGCTGCCTTTGGTAATCCCCCATACAGCCGCGCCAGTCAGCATGAGGGGCAATACATCACCGGCATGCGTTACATCATGAAACATGCCAGTTCCATGCGTGATAAGGGCGGGCGCTATGTTTTCCTGATCAAAGCTGCCACAAGCGAAGTGTGGTGGCCGGAAGATGCGGACCATATTGCTTTTATTCGCGGGCGTATTGGTTTTGAACTGCCTGCCTGGTTTATCCCGAAGGACGAGAAGCAGGTGCCGACAGGAGCTTTTTTCGCTGGTGCTATTGCTGTTTTTGACAAGACCTGGAAGGGATCGGCAATCAGCTACATCGGGCGCGATGAACTTGAGGCATGTGGTGAGGCGTTTCTGGCGCAGGTTCGCCAGCAGGCGGAAAAACTGGTCAGGGAGATGGCGGCATGACGACGTTAACTCAATGCCAACAGCAGGTGCTGGATATGCTGATTTCTTATCAGAAAGAACGTGGCTTCCCGCCAACCAATCAGGAGGTGGCAACCATGCTGGGATACCGTTCGGTGAATGCAGCGGTGGAGCATCTTCGCGCACTGGAGAAAAAAGGCGTCATCACGATAAAGCGTGGCGTGGCCCGGGGGATAACGCTTCATACCGCGGTGAAGGACGACGACAGCGAGGCGGTCGGGATTATCCGCTCACTGCTTGCCGGTGAGGAAAACGCCAGGCTGCGTGCAGCCCACTGGTTACATGAGAGGGGCCTGAAAGTATGAAGCTGATCCTGCCTTTTCCGCCCAGCGTGAACACGTACTGGCGACACCCCAACAAAGGGGCGTTTGCTGGTAAGAGCCTGATAAGCGCGGCGGGGCGAAAATTCCAGAGCGCGGCGTGCGCAGCAATAGTTGAGCAGTTACGTCGTCTGCCGAAACCAACGTCGGCACCTGCTTCAGTAGAGATCGTGTTGTTTCCTCCGGATAACCGGATCCGCGATCTGGACAACTATAACAAGGCGCTGTTTGACGTTCTGACCCACGCGGGTGTGTGGGAAGACGACAGCCAGGTGAAAAGAATGCTGGTGGAGTGGGGACCGGTTATCCCGGAAGGGAAGGTCGAGATCACTATCAGTAAGTACGAGAAAACGGCGGGTGCAGCCGCCTGAGCAAGAGGAGAAACGAAGTATGAATAATCTGATGGTCATTGATGGTATTGAAGTTCGTCGTGATGCTTATGGGCGTTACAGCCTGAACGATCTGCATCGCGCAGCAGTAGCATCTGGTGCAAATGCCAGAACCAAGGAGCCAGGAAAGTTTCTTTCCAGCCAACAAACTGTTGAACTTGTTCATGAATTGACCAACACCCAGAATTTGGGTGTTGACCCGGTGAGTGTGATTCATGGGGGAAATGAACGGGGAACTTATGTCTGCAAGGAACTGGTGTATGCCTATGCAATGTGGATCAGCCCGTCATTCCATCTGAAGGTGATCCGTACTTTCGACATGGTAACCAGCGCACCGGAAAAATTATCCGGACAGGCTGCTGACAAGATGCAGGCTGGCGTGATTCTGCTGGACTTTATGCGCCGGGAGTTAAATCTGTCTAACTCTTCAGTGCTTGGAGCCTGTCAGAAACTTCAGGAGGCTGTTGGCTTACCGAATCTGGCACCGCGATATGCCATTGATGCTCCTGCTGATGCACACGATGGCTCAAGTCGCCCGACACTGTCACTGAGTGCACTGCTGAAACAGTATGGTATCCGCCTGACGGCTAATCAGGCATATCACCAGATGGTGAAGCTGGGGATCGTCGAGCAGCGCGAACGATACAGCCGTACCGCGATTAACAACATCAAAAAATTCTGGTCGCTGACAGCGAAAGGTTGCATGTTCGGCAAGAACATCACCAGTCCCGCAAATCCGCGCGAGACGCAGCCGCATTTCTTCGAATCCCGATTCCCTGAGCTGTTAAAGCTGCTCGATACCGTTCATTGAGGTGACCGTGAGAGCACTACTGACCCCTGAAATTGCCCCGCGTATGGGGATCGTATTGTTCAGGCCCGGTTCAGAGCTGATGCCCCTGTTTATGCAGGGGCGTGTACTGCTGGAGCCTGAGCCGGAGCATTATTCATCTTTCGCCAGTGGTGCCGTTCCCGCGGCATCACAACCGCTGGCGGATGATCCTGCCGTTCGGGCCGTGTTCCGTAATGAGGCAGTGATTCGTCGTGCTGGTGGGGTGGAATGTCTTGAAAGCTGGTTACTTCGTGAAAAAGGCTGCCAGTGGCCTCATTCCGACTGGCACAGCGAGAACATTACCACAATGCGACACGCGCCGGGCGCAATCCGTCTGTGCTGGCACTGCGATAATCAGTTACGTGATCAGTTCACGGAGCGGATGGAATCAATGGCAACGGATAACTGTGCCCGTTGGGTGTTGTCTGTAGTCCGTCGGGATCTCGATTTTGATGATAACCATGCCGTGACAATGCCGGAACTGTGCTGGTGGCTGATTCGTAATGACCTGGCGGATGCCTTACCTGAAAGCGCAGCCCGTAAGGCGCTGAGATTACCGAAACCTGTTGTGCCGTCTGTCACCCGGGAAAGTGACCTTGTGCCTTCGGTTCCTGCCACCAGCATCATCCTGGATAAAGCGAAAAAGGTGCTGGCGCTGAAAGTGGATCCGGAGTCGCCGGAGTCTTTTATGTTACGCCCAAAAAGCCGCCGCTGGGTTAATGAAAAGTACACGCGCTGGGTTAAGACACAGCCGTGTGCATGTTGTGGAAAGCCTGCTGATGATCCCCACCATCTGATAGGCCACGGTCAGGGTGGAATGGGTACAAAAGCGCATGACCTCTTTGTGTTGCCTTTGTGCAGAAAGCATCACGACGAGCTGCATGCGGATACCGTGGCATTTGAAGAGAAGTATGGCTCTCAGCTGGAGCTGATGTTTCGTTTTATCGATCGTGCGCTGGCAATTGGCGTACTGGCCTGATTTTGTGGAGAAAGTTGATGCGTGATATGTATGAAGTGATGGATCGTTGGGGAGCTTGGGCTGCTTCAGACAATAGCGGAGTGGACTGGCAACCGGTAGCCGCTGGCTTCAAGGGGCTTTTACCTCATGGCAAAAAGTCCCGGATTCAGTGTGATGATGATGAGGGGCTCATGATCGATGGGTGCGTAGCTAGATTAAGAAAGTACAAACCAGAAGAGTATGAGTTAGTTATAGCCCATTTTGTGGTAGGGATTTCATTGCGAGCCATTGCTAAGAAGAGAAAGTGTTCGGATGGGACTATCAGGAAAGAGTTGCAAACATCGCTTGGTTTCATTGAAGGCATTGTTTGCACTCTTGCCTGTTAACTATTCTTAACTGTCTTCTAGTTATATTGGGCGCTTTGAATTCGATTTAAAGCGTCTTCCACTTATTCCAGAAACCCAAATGTCTTCCTCAAGAAAGTCAAGAAGGGCTTTTATTTCTTTTTTTGATGAAGGCATGACAATTTTCTCAACGCCGCCAACTATTATGGTTTGTAAGGGGAAATTAACTTTAGCAGCTTCGGATTTAAACTTTGACATATTTTGGGGTGTTAGCATCCCAGTCTGATTTATTAGTGTTACTTTATTTCTTATCACTGTATCTGCAACGGATTTTAGATCAAAACCTTGGGGAGTAGAAAATACACTAAGTTGACTAAATGCATTAAGTTCTTGGTCAGTAGCAGCAGAAAAATAGGACGACATGTCAAAAATGCTTCTTAGATTAAAGAAACTCTTAAATCGTATTGTATCATTGATAATTATTGCAACTAGTTTATCATCAACATTAAAACCGATGCTATTAGCTTTACTAAAGGTAGTTTTGCTTGCAAAAAGCTTTCCAAAGAATGATTTTGAGGTATCTAAGATTTGTTTTTTGTTGAAAGTTTGTAGTGCAATAATATTGGGGTTTGCTGGCGCGTCAACACCAACAAATAATGCTTTAATATAACCAATATCAATTTGGCTAGGATCCCAGATAGGCACGGCGGTAGGCCTATTGACTGCGTCAATCAGGCGTGCAGAATCAGTAAAGTTTTGTATTTCAAAACACTCACTATGTTTTGGTGTATAACCGGCATAGAATGGTATCATATTGTTATGATGACTTTCAAAATATTGACGCTGTTGTTGGAAAATGGCCGTAACAGAAGTACTTGCTGTTGCATCAAGTTCGACTCTAACAATTCTCGTTGCAATTGTATTATCTATTACTGCAAAAAGTGCCATGGTTATTATCCTTTAACATGTAGAAATGTGTAGTCTGTTAATTGAATAACTGTAAATTTGATATCTTTAATATCAGTAATGACTGATTTAGAAATCAATACAAAACCTACGCCGGTGTCATCTTCAGCTTCGTAAAATTTATAACCGATAAGTGACAATACTGGGTTAAAGTTATAGTTCTCGGAAAAGCTGATGTAAAATAACAATGATAAATAAAAGAATAACGCATATGCTTTATTTTCAGCAATAGAATCTGTTCCTAGGAGAGGGAATAAATAGCTTAAGAAATAATTAGTTACTTCTTTGTTAGCGGGAGAAACTGAACTAATATTTTTTGTCAGAGGTTCAAGTTGTTTCTCAGCATATTGAATCAGGCCTATTGCTAATAACCAACTTGCTATGCCAACGCATAAGCTATATTGCATCAGCCAAACCGTATCTTTTACATATCCAATAAAAAATAGAGTTGCGCAAACAGGTGCAATTGAGCTGGCTGTTAATAATAAGCGTGCTAATTTGTTCATCATGATATCCTTTGTACTGTTTATGCATACAGCACTTTACATCATGTACTCCAAAGTATCTATCTTGTGAAGAATCTTACACTAAATACTACAGAAAAAGTTAACGCGTACGCAAAAAGTATTATATCGTGTTAAGAGTGGTTACTTTGCCACACAGCTTAAACCCGCCGTCGAGCGGGTTTTGTCATTTCTGGGCCTTGGTATTCGTTGGGCTTGGTCTATCTAGTACTTATCCATTGGCTCGGCTTCTTTTACGTTTCCGCTTCTGGTTTGCGGTTCGTGGTACTCCCTCAATTTGCACCTCCTGTATCGGCGAGGTGAGAGATAACTACAAATGCCTCATAACCCAAATACCTGGCTGGAGTTGGTCCAGAGCTGGTGGCGTGGAGACACACCACTGGGCGCAGTGATTATGTCGATCGTTATGGCTGGCTTGCGCATTGCCTATTTTGGCGGTGGTGGTGGCTGGAAGCGAAAAACACTCGAAATTCTACTCTGTGGCGCTCTGACGCTGACTTTTGCATCCGCTCTTGAGTATGTCGGATGGCCTAAATCGCTTTCTGTTGCCATTGGTGGTGGGGTGGGGCTGATCGGTGTCGATGCTATTCGTGGGGCTGCAATGAGAGTAATCGGTAATAAGTTTGGTGGCTCTAAGGAGTAATTTATGCAGGTACTAAATTCCCAGCGTAAAGCTTTCCTCGATATGGTGGCATGGTCAGAAGGAACGGATAACGGGCGACAACCGACACGTAACCACGGTTATGATGTTATTGTTGGTGGTGAACTGTTCACTGATTACTCCGATCACCCTCGCAAACTTGTCACGCTAAACCCCAAACTCAAATCAACAGCCGCCGGACGTTACCAGCTTCTTTCACGCTGGTGGGATGCTTACCGTAAACAGCTTGGCCTGAAAGATTTTTCTCCAGAAAGCCAGGACGCTGTAGCTCTGCAGCAGATTAAAGAGCGTGGCGCTTTACCGATGATTGATCGCGGTGATATCCGTCAGGCAATCGACCGTTGCAGCAATATCTGGGCTTCACTGCCGGGTGCTGGTTACGGTCAGTATGAACATAAAATCGGTGATCTGATTGCCCGGTTTAAAGAGGCTGGTGGGGTGGTAAATGAAGTTGAGCTATAAGCTGGTTATCGCTGCTTTCTTCGTTACTGTCATTGGTTCTTTCATCTGGTCAGCCAACCACTACTACAGCAAATATCAGTACGAAAAGAAACGTGCTGATGAGGCTGTACGAAATGCTGAATCAGCAACTGCCATTACCAATAACGTCCTGCAATCACTACAAATCGTCAATACAGTTCTGGAGGCTAACCAGCATGCAAAACAGCAGATCGCACTGGAGTCACAGAGAACCCAGGAAGATATCAAAGTGGCTGTTACGGATGATGATTGTGCTTCACGTCATGTGCCTGCTGCCGCTGCTGACCGGTTGCGGAAATTCGCGGACGGTTTACGTGAGCGCTCCGGTGGCACCACTGCCAGCCAGCCTGACTTCTGATACTCCTGTACCGTTTATACCTAATCCGCTGACGTATGGTGCTAGTCTGGAGTTGAATGTGAGTCTGTTGTCTGCGCTGGCTAACTGCAATCGAGATAAAGCTGACATTCGTAAAATAGATTCAGAGAGAACTAACCATTAAGCAATAAAATTGACAGTTTAATCAGTTGTCAAATGAATATACGTTAAAGGTATATGTCGACATAATTTCACCAATTACCTCAATACATACACTTTTTTTATGAAAATTACTGGGAAATGAACTTAACTCCTCAAGATATTGCACATAAGTGCTGATATCACTTGCATCACGTTCAAGGAATTTCACTTGACCAAAAGAAGGAGTTTTAATTCTGGTTCTTTGCTGGATTATATGGATAAAGTGTGTAGTTGGTGAAACTATTACTCTTGAAATATCGGAAGTGATATCTTCTTGAACCTGCCGATAAAGCAAATCTTTTGGGTAATGATGTTTTATCTCGATGGTTGCAACATTGCCATTATGTTCAGGCGTCAATATCGACTGGTTATAAAGTGATATGTCAACAGCGCCGATACCGAGTTTTGGATGCTCACTTAAAGCAGTTAGTGTGCTGATTTGATTGATTATAACAACTAACTCATCACGTATTTGTGTTTCATGTTTGCGATTGTAGAAGTAGCAATTCAGTTCATTTAACTTTTTATGCATCCTATCGTGACTAATTGCTTCGATCAGTAAATCCTGAATCATACTTTTCTCTGAGTAATCCGAATGGTTGTACGTGACAGTATTGTGCTGGCACGCCATCAATATGTAAAGATATTGTTATATAATAGCGAGATGGCGAAGTATAATTGATAAAAAACTGTACAGCCCTGATTGAATGTAATTTGCTATAATCACCTCTAAAATAAAGTGAGGTGTAAATGGACGCTACTTATATTGCTTATGAAACTCTTGTGGCTAACAGAGATGCTGCATTTTGGGCTAAATTTTCTGCTCTTGTGAGTCTGGTGAGTATTGGAGTTACTTTGTTCGCAGGGATTGTGGGTTTTCTCGCATTAGGGCAATGGAAAAAACAGTATGATGAAGACAAAAAATTGAAATTGATGGATGCTATCATTGAGTATAATAATACTTTGATTTCTATGCCAAAGAATTTAGAAAATGATGAAGGTTATGTTAATAGAAAGTTGATTATCAGAGCCTTTAATGAATTGCAATCTAGGTGCAATATTTATCTATCATCTAACTCAAATGATGATATTTCTAAAACCATGGATAATTTACGAGAACTTCAAATGGCTTTCTTGGCCGGAAAGGGTTTTAAATCAGAATTGGCCTTGCTTGCAGGGAAAATGTTATATATAGATTTAAAATGAAATAGATTGTCTGGATATTCCATATTATTAATGCTGGTTGAACTAATTATCTTTTTTGATGATTAGTTCTCCGGTATTTTTATTTGCGAAGTTATAGATAGAACTATAGTAATAATTTAAGAGGTGATTGGATGCCCCCACGAACCCCAAAAGCCTGCCGTGTTCGCGGCTGCCGCTCTACAACCACGGACCCTTCAGGCTACTGCGAAAGCCACAAAAGCGAAGGCTGGAAGCAATACAAACCTGGACAATCCCGTCATCAGCGCGGTTATGGTTCTAAGTGGGATGTTATCCGTGTGCGTGTGCTGCAACGTGACAAAGGCCTGTGTCAGTTATGTCTGCGTGCTGGTGTGGCGCGTGAAGCGAAAACCGTTGACCACATCATCCCTAAAGCACATGGCGGCACTGATGCCGACAGTAATCTGCAGAGTCTGTGCTGGCCGTGCCATAAGGCGAAGACGGCCCGTGAACGGCTTAAGTGATAATAACTCTCAACTGTCTGAGGGGAGGGGCGGGTCAAATCTCTGTGACCTGACGTCTTCCGGACTGCCCGCCCATCGTTTTTTTATACCCGCGAAAAATGAAATTTAACCAGGAGTGCCGCATATGGCTGGAACGGCGGGGCGTTCCGGGCGTCGCCCCAAGCCAACGGCGCGCAAGGCGCTGGCCGGAAACCCCGGCAAGCGAGCCCTGAACAAAGATGAACCTGTTTTTACGCCCATCAAAGGCGTTGAGCCACCGGAGTGGTTCGCAGAAGAAAATCTCCCTCTCGCCACGATCATGTGGCAACTGACAACCAAAGAACTCTGCGGTCAGGGCCTGCTGTGCGTGACTGACCTCGCGGTGCTTGAGCGGTGGTGCGTAGCCTATGAGTTCTGGCGACGTGCCGTGAAAAATATTGCCAGCCAGGGCAACACCATCACCGGTGCAATGGGCGGTATGGTCAAAAATCCGGAGCTGACCGCCAAGAAAGAACAGGAGTCCGAGATGAGCAGCACGGGGGCAATGCTCGGACTCGACCCCAGCAGCCGCCAGCGTCTGATTGGCCTGGCGGGGCAGAAGAAAGCCACTAACCCGTTTCTGAAAATTATCGAATCATGAGCCGGAAATCTTACCCCAACGTAAATGCTGCCAATCAGTATGCCCGTGATGTTGTGCGCGGAAAGATTGTGGCCTGCCAGTTTGTGATTCAGGCCTGCCAGCGCCATCTTGATGACCTGATGGCGGAAAAAAGTAAGTCGTTTCGTTACCGCTTCGACAAGGACCTGGCTGAACGGGCCGCCAAATTTATTCAGCTGTTGCCGCACACCAAGGGTGAGTGGGCATTTAAGAGGATGCCCATCACGCTGGAGCCGTGGCAGCTCTTTGTGATCTGCTGCGCGTTTGGCTGGGTCAATAAAGGCTCCCGGCTGCGCCGCTTCCGTGAGGTGTATACCGAAATCCCCCGTAAGAACGGCAAATCGGCAATCTCTGCCGGTGTCGCCCTGTATTGTTTTGCCTGTGATAACGAGTTCGGCGCGGAAGTGTATTCCGGTGCCACGACGGAGAAACAGGCATGGGAAGTCTTTCGTCCGGCAAGACTGATGTGTAAACGCACACCCATGCTGACGGAAGCGTTCGGGATTGAGGTTAACGCCTCAAACATGAACCGTCCGGAGGATGGTGCGCGTTTTGAACCGCTGATCGGTAACCCCGGTGATGGTTCATCACCCCACTGTGCGGTGGTGGATGAATATCACGAGCACGCCACAGATGCGCTTTACACCACGATGCTTACCGGGATGGGGGCGCGACGTCAGCCACTGATGTGGGCTATCACTACCGCCGGGTACAACATTGAGGGGCCGTGCTACGACAAACGGCGGGAAGTCATCGAGATGCTCAACGGCTCGGTGCCTAACGATGAACTGTTCGGGATCATCTATACCGTTGATGAAGGTGACGACTGGACCGACCCGCAGGTGCTGGAAAAAGCCAATCCAAATATTGGCGTGTCGATTTATCGCGAATTTTTGTTAAGTCAGCAGCAGCGTGCGAAAAATAACGCCCGTCTGGCAAACGTCTTTAAAACAAAACACCTCAATATCTGGGTGTCGGCGCGTTCGGCGTATTTCAACCTGGTGAGCTGGCAGAGCTGCGAGGATAAATCACTGACCCTTGAGCAGTTCGAGGGGCAGCCGTGCATTCTGGCCTTTGACCTGGCGCGTAAGCTGGATATGAACAGCATGGCGCGACTTTATACCCGCGAGATTGACGGTAAAACGCATTACTACAGTGTGGCCCCGCGTTTCTGGGTACCGTATGACACGGTGTACAGCGTCGAGAAAAATGAAGATCGACGGACAGCCGAACGCTTTCAGAAATGGGTGGAAATGGGCGTTCTGACCGTTACCGATGGTGCGGAGGTGGATTATCGCTACATCCTCGAGGAGGCCAAAGCGGCGAACAAAATCAGCCCGGTCAGTGAGTCACCCATCGATCCCTTCGGGGCGACCGGGTTGTCACATGACCTTGCTGATGAAGACCTGAACCCCATCACTATCATTCAGAACTACACCAACATGTCCGACCCGATGAAAGAGCTGGAAGCGGCAATTGAATCGGGGCGCTTTCATCATGATGGCAATCCCATCATGACCTGGTGTATCGGTAACGTGGTCGGCAAAACCATTCCGGGTAACGATGATGTGGTGAAGCCCGTCAAAGAGCAGGCGGAAAACAAAATCGATGGTGCAGTTGCGCTGATTATGGCGGTTGGCAGAGCCATGCTGTACGAGAAAGAAGACACGCTGTCTGACCACATTGAGTCCTATGGGATCCGCTCGCTTTAACTGAGGTAATTATGATCATGCTGATTCTCGCGCCTCTGGTGGGCGTGCTGGGGGCGCTTTTGCTGGCGTATGGTGCCTGGCTGATTTATCCCCCGGCGGGGTTTGTTGTTGCCGGGGCGTTGTGCCTGTTCTGGTCGTGGCTGGTGGCGCGATATCTCGACCGTACACAGTCGTCTGTCGGCGGAGGTAAATAGTGTTCTTTTCGGGATTATTTCAACGAAAAAGTGACGCACCGGTGACCACGCCAGCAGAGCTGGCGGATGCTATCGGGTTGTCCTACGACACCTATACCGGAAAGCAGATCAGCAGCCAGCGGGCCATGCGACTGACGGCGGTTTTTTCCTGTGTCAGGGTGCTGGCGGAGTCGGTCGGGATGTTGCCCTGCAACCTGTATCACCTGAACGGCAGCCTGAAGCGGAGAGCCACTGGCGAACGTCTGCATAAGCTGATCTCCACGCATCCCAATGGCTATATGACGCCGCAGGAGTTCTGGGAGCTGGTGGTCACCTGTCTGTGCCTGCGGGGAAACTTTTACGCCTACAAAGTGAAAGCATTTGGCGAAGTGGCTGAACTGCTGCCCGTCGATCCCGGCTGTGTGGTACCGAAGCTTAACAGTAGCTGGGAGCCGGTCTATCAGGTCACATTCCCGGATGGCTCCACGGATGTACTGAGCCAGGAGGATATCTGGCATGTGCGCACGCTGACGCTGGACGGACTGGTGGGGCTGAACCCCATCGCCTATGCCCGCGAGGCAATATCGCTGGCGGCAGCGACCGAAGAGCACGGGGCCAGACTGTTCAGCAATGGCGCGGTGACGTCGGGTGTGTTGCGTACAGAGCAGACGCTGTCAGATCAGGCTTATGAGCGCCTGAAGAAAGATTTTGAGGAGCGTCACACCGGGCTTGGCAATGCTCACCGCCCGATGATCCTTGAGATGGGGCTGGACTGGAAGTCGATGGCGCTGAACGCCGAGGACAGCCAGTTCCTGGAAACCCGCAAGTTTCAGCTTGAAGAAATCTGTCGTCTGTTCCGGGTGCCGTTGCACATGGTGCAGAACACCGATCGCGCCACCTTCAACAATATCGAAGAGCTGGGGCTGGGATTTATCAACTATTCACTGGTGCCGTATCTGACCCGCATCGAACAGCGGATCAACACCGGACTGGTACGAAAAAGTAAGCAGGGCGTTTATTACGCCAAATTTAACGCCGGGGCGTTACTGCGCGGGGATATGAAGTCCCGTTTTGAAGCCTACGCCACCGGGATCAACTGGGGAATTTACTCTCCCAATGACTGCCGCGACCTGGAAGATATGAATCCGCGTCCCGGTGGTGATGTCTATCTCACACCTATGAACATGACCACGAAACCCTCCGATGGCAGTAAAGCCGGTAAGCAGAAGGATAACGCCAATGCAGACGAAACAACGTCTTGATGTACCGCTGAGTCTGAAATCTGTCAGTGACTCCGGTGAGTTTGAAGGGTATGGCTCCGTCTTTGGTGTAAAGGACAGCCACGATGATGTGGTGATGTCCGGGGCATTTGCTGCTTCCCTGCGGGCGTGGAGTGACAGAAAAGCGTTACCTGCGCTGCTCTGGCAGCACCGCATGGATGAACCCATCGGTGTTTACACCGAAATGAAGGAAGACGATGTCGGGCTTTACGTCAGGGGACGGTTGCTTATTGATGATGATCCCCTCGCAAAACGCGCACATGCACACATGAAGGCCGGTTCGTTAACCGGCCTTTCTATTGGGTACGTCCTGAAAGACTGGGAATACGACCGGAGCAAAGAAGCCTTTCTGCTGAAAGAAATCGACCTCTGGGAAGTCAGCCTGGTGACGTTCCCGTCTAACGACGAGGCGCGGATCAGCGACGTCAAGAACGCACTGGCCCGCGGGGAAATCCCCGAACAGAAAAAAATCGAAAGAGTCCTGCGTGATGTCGGACTCTCCCGTACCCAGGCCAAAGCATTCATGGCCGGGGGCTATGGCGCACTGTCCCTGCGCGACGCTGAGGATGTGGGCTCTGCACTGAATGCACTGAAAAATCTGAACTTCTAATCAGGAGAAATACGATGGCGGTTGATATTAAAGATGTCGAACAGGTCGCGCAGGAGCTGCAGCAGAAGTTTGACGACTTCAAGGCAAAGAACGACAAGCGCGTGGATGCGATTGAGCAGGAAAAAGGCAAACTTGCCGGGCAGGTGGAAACCCTGAACGGGAAACTCAGCGAGCTGGAAAACCTCAAAAGCGATCTTGAAAAAGAGCTGCTTGAGCTGAAACGTCCGGCAGGTGGTGCGCAAAATAAACTGGCCACCGAGCATAAAGAAGCGTTTGTGGGCTTCCTGCGTAAAGGCCGTGAAGATGGTCTGCGCGATCTGGAGCGCAAGGCATTACAGGTGGGCACCGATGAAGACGGTGGCTATGCCGTGCCGGAAGCGCTGGATCGCAACATTCTGACCTTGCTGAAAGATGAAGTGGTGATGCGTCAGGAAGCCACGGTGATCACCGTTGGTGGTTCCGACTACAAAAAACTGGTGAATCTGGGCGGCACGGCTTCCGGATGGGTTGGCGAGACTGACGCGCGCTCCCAGACTGCCACCTCAAAACTGGGGCTGATTGAACCTTTCATGGGGGAAATCTACGGTAACCCGCAGGCCACCCAGAAAATGCTGGATGATGCCTTTTTCAACGTGGAGGCCTGGATCAACAGCGAGCTGGCAACCGAATTTGCCGAACAGGAAGAAATTGCCTTTACCACCGGCGATGGTACCAAGAAGCCGAAAGGGTTCCTGGCGTATGAATCCACTGATGAAACCGATAAGGTCCGGGCGTTCGGCAAACTTCAGCATATTGTATCCGGCGAAGCGACGGCGGTGACCGCAGACGCCATTATCAAACTGATTTACACGCTGCGTAAGGCACACCGCACTGGCGCGAAGTTCATGATGAACAACAACAGCCTGTTTGCCATCCGTCTGCTTAAAGACAGCGAGGGTAACTATCTGTGGCGTCCGGGGCTGGAACTGGGGCAGCCGTCCTCTCTGGCGGGTTACGGTATCGCTGAAAACGAACAGATGCCGGATATCGCCGCTGATGCGAAAGCCATTGCATTTGGTAACTTCAAACGGGGTTACACCATCGTTGACCGTATCGGCACCCGCATTCTGCGTGACCCGTACACCAATAAACCGTTTGTCGGTTTTTATACCACCAAGCGCACCGGCGGGATGCTGGTCGATTCGCAGGCCATCAAACTGCTGAAGATTGCAGCGGCGTAATCACTCAGGGGCACGGAACCGCGCCCCCTGTTCTGACGGGTGAAGAATCATGATCCTGAAACAAGATCTGAAATGGTCACCGGACGGTATGCGTGTTGAGGTCATTCGGGCCGGTGAGTATGACGACGGGGCGCTTCCTGCCCGGGTGCAGGAGATTGCACTTCAGGCCGGGTTAGCAGAGCGCGGAATCAGTGCAAAAAGCAGTAAAGCGGCAAAAGAGAAAAAAGCCACGACCAGTAAAGAGGGCTGAGTATGCTTCTGACAATGGAAGAGATTAAAGCCCAACTCCGGCTGGATGAGGATTTCGATGCTGATGACCGCCATCTGCAACTGCTGGCCTGTGCGGCACAAAAGCGGACGGAAACGTATCTGAACCGGAAGCTCTATGCACCGGATGAAACCATTCCGGACAGCGATCCGGACGGGCTGCACCTGCCGGATGATATTCGTCTGGGGATGCTGATGCTTATCAGCCATTTTTACGAAAACCGCTCGTCGGTTACGGAAGTGGAGAAACTCGACATGCCGCAGAGTTTTGGCTGGCTTGTCGGCCCGTACAGGTACTTTCCGCAATGAGAATTCGTCAGGCGCAGACCAGCGCAACCTACATTCTGCCGGACCCCGGTGAACTGAATAGACGCGTCCTGATCCGCCTGCGGGTGGATATGCCCGCGGATAACTTTGGCGTGGAGCCTCAATACCCGGTTGCGTTCCGGGCATGGGCGAAGGTTATCCAGACCAGTGCCACCACCTGGCAGGAAACTGCGCAGACCGGAGACACCATCACCCATTACATCACCATTCGCTACCGCCGGGGGATCACTGCTGATTATGAGGTGGTCTGTGGTGACAGTGTGTACCGGGTGAAACGTCAGCGTGATCTGAACGGAGCGCGGCGCTTTCTGCTGCTGGAGTGTACGGAGCTGGGTGCCGAAGAACAAATGGGAGGACGCAGTGGATCAGACAGCATTTTTACACGTTGATTTCAAACAACCGGAGGAGATGGAGTTTAACCGTGCCAGGCTCCGAAGGGCATTTGTTCAAATCGGGCGTGTCTATATGCGTGATGCCCGGCGGATGGTGATGCGACGTGGTCGGTCTGCTCCAGGTGAAAACCCCGGCTATCAGACCGGACGACTTGCGCGTTCTATAGGTTATTACGTCCCCCGTAAAAGCTCCCGTCGTTCTGGCCTGATGGTCAGGATTTCCCCTAACCAGAAAAACGGGCAGGGTAACCGGCGTTTTCCTGAAGGATCTGCGTATTATCCGGCGTTTCTGTATTACGGTGTGCGTCATGCCGCATACGGGATGAGCAAAAAGGATAAGCGCCAGAAAAAGCAGCATTCATCCCGCTGGCGGCTGGCACCACGTAATAACTTTATGGCTGATGTCATCGACCAGCGTCGTTACTGGACACAAAAGTTACTGTCCCGTGAGTTACAGCGGTCATTACGTCCTGTAAGAAGGAAAAAAACATGAAACTGACGCCTGTTATTGCTGCGCTGCGTGCCCGCTGCCCGTATTTTGAAAACCGGGTGGCAGGCGCGGCCCAGTTCAAAAATCTGCCGGAGGTCGGAAAGCTGAGACTCCCGGCGGCGTATGTGGTACCGGGGGATGACTCTCCGGGAGAAAACAAAAGCCAGACCGACTACTGGCAGGAGCTGAAAGAGGGCTTCTCCGTGGTTGTCATACTGAGTAACGGGCGTGATGAGCGCGGTCAGTTTGCCTCGTATGATGTGGTGGACGATGTCCGGCAGATGCTCTTTAAGGCCCTGCTGGGCTGGAACCCGGAAGCGTGCGGTAACCCGATTACCTATGACGGCGGCACGCTGCTGGATCTGAATCGTCATGAGCTGATTTATCAGTTCGATTTTTCGGTCATCAGCGAGCTGACTGAAGACGATACCCGCCAGCAGGATGACCTGAACAGTCTGGATGAACTGCAAACGCTGGCGATTGATGTTGATTATCTCGATCCCGGTAACGGGCCTGACGGCGATATCGAACATCACACCGAAATCCCCCTTCCTTCCTGAGGATCATCATGTTTGTGAAACCTGTTAAAGGGCGGTCAGTGCCTGACCCTGCCCGCGGCGACCTTTTGCCCGCCGAAGGGCGAAATGTTGACGAGAACAACTACTGGCTGCGCCGTGAAGCAGCGGGTGATATCCGGCGCGTGAATAAAAAGGTGAACACCGATGACGATAAGCTTTAACACCATTCCGTCGAATACGCTGGTTCCGCTGTTTTATGCGGAAATGGATAACCAGGCGGCGAATACTGCACAGGACAGCGGAGCATCGTTGCTGATTGGTCATGCCAATAATGGTGCAGAGATTGTTGCCAACAGTCTGGTGCTGATGCCGTCGGCAGACTATGCACGCCAGATTTGTGGTGCGGGAAGTCAGCTGGCGCGTATGGTCGAGGCTTATCGCCAGACCGACCCGTTTGGTGAGCTGTATGTGATTGCCGTTCCTGAATCCACGGGCGCGGCGGCAACAGTTACGCTGACGGTGACCGGGGCGGCAACCGAAACCGGCACGGTGAATGTCTATGTGGGACGTACCCGCGTGCAGGCACCGGTGACCAACGGCGATAACGTCACGACGATTGCCAGCAGTATCCAGGATGCCATCAATGCCGTTCCGGCCCTGCCGTTTACGGCCTCATCTTCGGCTGGCGTGGTCACACTGACCGCGCGTCATAAGGGGCTTTGCGGGAATGAAATTCCTGTCAGCCTCAATTACTACGGCTTTGGTGGGGGCGAAGTGCTGCCAGCGGGCGTACAGATTGCCGTGGCGACGGGGACCGCCGGAACGGGCGCTCCTGTTCTCACCGGCGCGGTGGCTGCAATGGCGGATGAGCCGTTTGATTATATCGGTCTGCCGTTCAACGACACGGCCTCCGTTAACACGCTGGTGACCGAGATGAACGATACCAGCGGTCGCTGGAGCTATGCGCGTCAGATGTATGGTCATGTGTATACGGCAAAGACCGGCACGTTGTCAGAACTGGTGACCGCAGGTGACCAGTTTAACCAGCAGCACATTACCCTGGCGGGGTACGAAAAAGAAACCCAGACACCTGCCGACGAGCTGGCGGCAAGCCGTACCGCCCGCGCAGCGTTGTTTATCCGCAACGATCCGGCACGTCCCACGCAGACCGGTGAGCTGGTGGGTATGCTGCCTGCGCCGAAGGGGAAACGGTTCACGATGACCGAGCAGCAGACCCTGCTGTCTCATGGCGTGGCAACGGCGTATGTCGAAAGCGGGGTGCTGCGCATTCAGCGTGATGTCACCACGTACAGGAAAAATGCTTACGGGGTTGCGGATAACAGCTACCTCGACAGCGAGACGCTGCATACCAGTGCGTATGTACTGCGCAAACTGAAATCCGTCATTACCAGTAAGTACGGGCGTCACAAGCTTGCCAGCGACGGTACCCGCTTTGGTCCCGGTCAGGCGATTGTCACCCCGGCGGTAATCAAAGGGGAACTGCTGGCAACCTACCGTCAGCTTGAGCGTGCGGGGATCGTGGAAAACTACGAACTGTTTAAGCAGTACCTGGTTGTGGAGCGTGATGCCAGCGATCCGAACCGCCTGAACACGCTGTTCCCGCCTGACTATGTTAACCAGTTGCGTGTTTTTGCCGTGGTTAACCAGTTCCGTCTTCAGTATTCAGAGGAGTCTGCATAATGGCCCGTATCGGGGGAACCTGTTATTTCAAAATTGACGGTCAGCAGCTATCGCTGACCGGCGGCATTGAGGTGCCCATGAACAGGACGGTCAATGATGACATCATCGGCCTGGACGGTTCAGTGGACCGCAAGGAAACTCACCGTGCGCCTTATGTCAAAGGGACCTTCAAGGTGCCGAAGAATTTTCCGGTGAGCAAAATCACCTCGTCTGATGAGATGACCATCACTGCCGAGCTGGCGAACGGTCAGGTTTATGTATTGTCGTCAGCCTGGCTACACGGCGAAGCGAACCATAATGCCGAAGAAGGCACGGTTGATCTTGAGTTCCACGGTGAAGAAGGGGATTACCAGTGATTGAGCTTGTACTTAAAAAACCGATCATCGCCCACAAAGAAACACTGCATGTGCTGGAAATACGTGAGCCTACGTATGACGAGATTGAGGCGCTGGGGTTCCCTTTCTCTGTTTCGCCTGATGGTGGTATGAAAATGGACAGTCAGGTGGCGCTGAAATATATCCCGCTTCTGGCCGGGATCCCGCGCTCGTCTGCAGCGCAGATGACGAAGCTGGATATTTTCAAGGCAGGCATGATTGTAATGCGTTTTTTTACCGGCTTGGAGACGGAAGAGACCTCCGGAAGCGATTCTACAATGTCGCGTGGTTCTGGAAATTAAACCCCCTTGAACTTCGCCGGACGGCTATTTCCCACTTTGCTGATCTGGAGGCAGAGGCCGTCCGTATAAATGAGGAGATGAAGCATGGCTGATAATTTTCAGCTGAAAGCCATCATCACCGCCGTTGACAGGCTATCCGGCCCGCTTAAAGGTATGCAGCGTCAGCTTAAGGGGTTTCAGAAAGAAGTATCCAGCCTTGCTCTGGGCGCTGCCGGGGCGGGTACTGCAATAATGGGGGCACTGGCACTCCCTGTAAAATCAGCCATCACCCTTGAATCGAAGATGGCTGATGTCCGCAAAGTGGTGGACGGTCTGGATACGCCGGATGCGTTTAAGGCCATGACGGAGCAGGTACGCGCTTTGTCTACTGAGCTTCCCATGTCTGCAGACGGGATCGCGGAAATTGTGGCGGCTGGCGGTCAGGCCGGGATTGCACGTGATGAACTGATGCAGTTTGCCACTGATGCGGTGAAGATGGGCGTGGCCTTTGATACCACGGCTGAAGAGTCCGGGCAGATGATGGCCCAGTGGCGTACTGCGTTTAATATGACGCAGGATGAAGTGGCCGGGCTGGCTGACAAAATCAACTACCTTGGTAATACCGGCCCGGCGAATGCGAAGAAAATCTCCGATATTGTTACGCGTATTGGTCCTTTAGGTGGTGTTGCAGGTGTGGCTTCCGGCGAAATCGCGGCAATGGGGGCAACCATTGCCGGGATGGGCGTGGAGTCAGAAATTGCCGCCACAGGGATCAAGAACTTCATGCTTTCCCTGACCGCGGGAAATTCTGCGACAAAATCGCAGAAACAGGCATTGCGTTTTCTGCGGATCAATCCGAAGAAATTAGCTGCTGATATGCAGAAAGATGCCCGGGGCACCATGCTGTCTGTACTGGATGCGATGGCTAAAGTGCCTAAAGAAAAACAGGCCGCTGTGCTGAATGCCCTGTTCGGGAAAGAGTCTCTGGGCGCGATAGCACCTCTGCTGACTAACCTTGATTTGTTGCGTACCAACTTCAGGCGGGTTGCGGATTCCCAGCAGTATGGCAGTTCGATGCAGAAGGAATATGCTTCGAGGGCAGCGACGACGGAAAACCAGCTTTTACTTCTGCAAAATCAACTTGATGCCATTTCTTCCACGCTGGGGGAAACGTTTCTTCCTGAGGTTAATGATGGTCTTGAAGCGGTAAAACCGCTCCTTGAGGAAGTGAGAACGTTTGTCCGTGAAAACCCGGAGCTCGTTAAGACCATTGCTAAAATCGGTCTGGCCTTACTGACGGTGGGAGCCGCTGCAGGCTCTTTGTCCAGAATTATGAAAGTTCTCGGAGGCGTGATGAATATGACGCCTGCTAAGGGGCTGATTGCTCTTCTGGTTGGTGGCGCTTACCTCATTATTGATAACTGGGAAACCGTAGGCCCTGTCATAAAAAAAGTCTGGCACGTGGTGGATGAAACGGCGCAGGCGATGGGGGGATGGGAAACTGTTCTGAAAGCGATTGCCCTGTTTATGGCAACCAAATGGGTTGCTGACGTTACCAAATCCATTACCGCAGTGACCAGAGAGATGCGTACGCTGGGGAAGGTATCGGCAGAAACGGGATTGATGGGGAAAGGCCGCGGCTTTATCGGGAAGGCCGGGGTATATGGTTTTCTGGGAACCCTGATGTATGAGCCGGTTAAAGATACTCTGGAAAGTGTTGTTCCTGAAGATACGGTTAACTGGCTGGATAATAAAGGGCTGTTTCTGGCTTCAGACTGGACGCCTTTTTTTGATCGTAAAGAGTACGAGCAGTATCAGGCCAGCCTGAGCCAGTACAAACCCAATGTTCCGCTGTTGAATCCATCTTCTTCCATGACACAGCACAGCGAGCTGAAAGTCACGTTCGAGAATGCTCCGCCAGGTATGAAGATAATTGATGTACCGGGCAAAGCCGATCCCCTGATGAAAATCACGCACGATGTGGGGTATTCCCCTTTTCGTTTTCCACGATAACGCAGTCCTTTTTGAGGTCAGTCTATGGATTTATCCTCATTTCCCACCCGACCTTCATTACTTTCGTCGTCTTCAGGCTGGCGTGACAGACTTCAGGACGCGTCATTTCGCGGCGTGCCGTTTAAGGTTGAAGAAGAAAGTGCGGGAACCGGTCGCCGTGTGGAAACACATGAATACCCGAACCGCGACAAACCCTATACCGAAGACCTGGGGAAAATCACTTTTCGCCCGTCCATCACGGCTTATGTGGTGGGAGATGACTGCTTTGACCAGCGCGATCGCCTGATTGACGCGCTGAATAAACCCGGTCCCGGCACGCTTGTCCATCCGACATACGGTGAGCTGAAAGTCTGTGTTGACGGAGAAGTTCGGGTCAGCACATCGAAGAGTGAAGGGCGTATTGTCCGCTTTGACCTGAAGTTTGTCGAAGCGGGAGAACTCTCTTACCCCACTTCAGGTGCGGCGACGGCGCAGACGCTGATGTCATCCTGTTCTGCACTGGATGACTGCATCAGTGACAGCTTCAGCGGTTTCAGTATCGATGGCGTGGCGGATTTCGTGCAGAACGACGTTATCGGTAATGCCAGCATAATGCTGGGGTATGTTTCTGATGCGATGAAAGTGGTGGATTCTGCCGTATCGGATGCCGCCAGGCTGTTGCAGGGGGATATCTCGGTACTTCTGCCGCCGCCATCGTCAGGCAAAAATTTCGTTGAGCAGGTGCAGAAAATGTGGCGTACCGGGAAACGCCTTTATGGTAACGCCAGCGACCTGGTCACCATGATCAAAACGCTTTCCGGTGTCAGCCTCGGCAGCGATCTGCAACCGCGCGGCGTCTGGAAAACGGACAGTAAAACCACCGCTACGGCGACGCAGCAGCGTAACGTGGTTGCCAGCACCCTTCGTACGACCGCAATCAGCGAAGCGGCGTATGCCGTCACCCGATTGCCTGCGCCAACAACTTCCGCGGTGATGCAGAATGCCGCAGTGGGGCAGGCAACAACAGCTGTGCAGAGCACCGGCTGGCCTTCCGTCACGCATCCGGCACTGAACAATGCACCGGCGGTGAAAAACACGGTTGATCTGCCGACGTGGGAAGAACTGACTGACATTCGCGACACACTGAATACGGCAATTGATAAGGAGTTGTCCCGTACAACCAGTGATGCGCTGTTTCTGGCGCTGCGCCGGGTGAAAGCAGATCTGAATACGGATATCAACACGCGCCTTGAACAGTCTGCACGGATCATTCAGCGCACACCGGATGAGGTTTTACCCGCGCTGGTGCTGGCGGCGACCTGGTTTGATAACGCGGCGCGTGACGCGGACATTATCCGGCGTAATGCCATTACGCATCCCGGCTTTGTGCCGGTGATCCCTCTGAAGGTGCCAGTGCAATGAACGATAACGTCACGCTACGGGTAAATGGCCGGGAGTGGAATGGCTGGACATCGGTGCGCATCGGTGCCGGTATTGAACGACTGGCGCGGGATTTCAGTGTGGAGATCACCCGCCAGTGGCCGGGAGATGAGGGGATTACCACGCTTCAGCCGCGCATTAAAAACGGTTCAAAAGTGGAGGTGCTGATTGGTGATGAGCTGGTGATCACCGGCTGGGTGGAGGCGACGCCCGTTCGTTACGATGCCCGTTCGGTCAGCACCGGTATTGCCGGACGCAGTCTGACCGCTGACCTGATTGACTGTGCAGCCGAACCGACACAGTTTAACGGACGATCGCTGGTACAGGTTGCGCAGGCGCTTGCTGCGCCTTTCGGCATTGAGGTGGTGAACAACGGTGCGCCGTCGGGTGTTATTCCTGACGTACAGCCTGATCACGGTGAAACGGTGATTGAGGTAATCAACAAAATACTCGGTCAGCAGCAGGCACTGGCTTACGACGATCCGCACGGCAGGCTGGTGATTGGCGGTATTGGCTCAACGCGGGCACATACCGCGCTGGTACTTGGGGAAAACATCCTTTCCTGTGATACGGAGAAGAGTATCCGGGAGCGGTTTTCAGTTTACCAGGTGGCGGGGCAGCGTGCCGGAAACGACGATGATTTCGGTGAGGCCACCACCACCGCGCTGCGGGCCCGCACAGAGGACGCATTTATTGCCCGTTACCGTCCGATGTATATCAGGCAGACAGGGCAGGCCACGGGGGCAGGCTGTATTGCGCGTGCTGACTTTGAAGCCCGACAACGGGCGGCGCGGACGGATGAAACCACCTATGTGGTGCAGGGCTGGCGACAGGGTAACGGTACGCTGTGGCAGCCCAACCAGCGGGTGATTGTCTTCGATCCGGTCTGTGGTTTCGACAATACCGAACTGCTTGTCTCGGAAGTCACGTTTACTCAGGACCAGAACGGCACCCTGACGGAAATCCGTGTCGGCCCACCTGATGCTTATCTGCCTGAACCCGAAGCCCCCGGCGCGCGGAAAAAGAAAAAAGCCAGAGTACAGGAGGACCCGTTCTGATGAGGACGATTGAAGCCATGCAGCGACAACTCCTCGGCCTGATTGGGCGGGCAGTGGTGAAAAGCATCAGTGCCGCCACGAAATGTCAGACCGTGGATGTGTCCCTGATTGCCGGTGAACCAAAAGCCGGGGTTGAACATCTTGAACCCTACGGTTTTACCGCAAGGGCAAACAGCGGTGCGGAAGCGGTGGTGTTGTTTCCGGATGGCGACCGTTCTCATGCGGTGGTTGTTACGGTGTCGGACCGGCGCTACCGCCTGAAAGGGCTGCAGACGGGTGAGGTGGCTGTCTATGACGATCAGGGGCAGTCCGTGACGCTGACCCGGGAGGGGATTGTGGTGGACGGTGCAGGTAAAACGATCACGTTTCGCAATTCACCTAAAGCACGTTTTGAAATGGACCTGGAAGTGACCGGACAGGTGAAAGACCTGTGCGACTCCGGCGGCACCACCATGTCAGCGATGCGGCTTGCCTATAACGGGCATCGTCACAGAGAGAACGGTCAGGGCAGTAACACCGACAAACCGGATAAAGCGATGGAGGCATGATGGAACTGTGGCTGACGGTGAACGGTAAACGCACCTGCGCCAGCGCACCGCTGGATCCGCTGACCCGCGCCGTGGTGATTTCCCTGTTCACCTGGCGGCGGGCGGAGCCTGATGACAATGCCGACGTCCCGATGGGATGGTGGGGGGATACCTGGCCTGCGGTACTGAATGACCGTTACGGCTCCCGGCTGTGGCTGCTTCAGCGCAGCAAACTGACCAATCAGCTGGTGCAGACGGTAAGGGGGTATATCCGCGAATGCCTGCAATGGATGATTGATGACGGTGTGGTGTCCCGTATTGATCTGGATATCCGCCGCACCGGGATTAATGAGCTGGGTAACAGTATCACTCTCTGGCGTCGTGACGGACCGGTAATGATTTCTTTTGATGATCTGTGGAGTGCGATAACGCATGGCGGACAGTGAATTTCAGCGCCCGACGCTGGCAGAAAATATCAGTATGCTCCGTAACGATTTATTCGCCAGGCTGGACGTCAGCGACACGCTCCGGCGCATGGATGAAGACGTGCGGGCAAAGGTGTATGCGGCGGCGCTGCATACGGTTTACGGGTACATCGATTATCTGGCAATGAACATTCTGCCTGACCTGTGCGATGAGTTCTGGCTGGCGCGACATGCTGCGATGAAACGGTGTCCGCGCAAGGGGGCCACGGCTGCCAGCGGGTATATGCGCTGGGAAGGTGTCAGCGATGGCCTGAAGGTGATCGCCGGGAGTGTTATTCAGCGCGATGACCTGGTTCAGTACACGGCAACTGCCGATGTAACCAGCTCCGGTGGTGTCCTGCGCGTGCCGATCGCCTGCTCAAGTGCAGGCGCGGTCGGTAACGCTGACGACGGTACGTCATTAATCCTGGTCACGCCGGTGAATGGTCTGCCGTCTTCCGGCGTGGCAGATACCCTGACAGGTGGATTTGATACTGAAGAGCTGGAAACGTGGCGCGCCCGCGTCATTGAGCGGTATTACTGGACACCTCAGGGCGGGGCTGACGGGGACTATGTCGTCTGGGCTAAAGAAGTGCCCGGCATTACCCGCGCATGGACATACCGTCACTGGATGGGAACAGGAACTGTCGGTGTGATGATTGCCAGCAGTGACCTGATTAATCCCATTCCGGAAGAATCAACGGAAACGGCAGCAAGACAACATATCGGGCCACTGGCCCCGGTGGCAGGCTCTGATTTGTATGTATTCAGGCCGGTGGCACATACGGTGGATTTTCATATCCGCGTGACGCCGGACACACCAGAAATACGGGCTGCCATTACCGCGGAGTTGCGTTCGTTCCTGCTGCGTGATGGTTATCCGCAGGGAGAGCTGAAGGTGTCGCGTATCAGTGAAGCGATTTCCGGTGCGAACGGGGAATACAGCCATCAGTTGCTTGCACCGGCAGACAATATCTCCATTGCGAAAAACGAACTGGCGGTTCTGGGGACGATTTCATGGACGTGACAAACGATGATTACATCCGTCTGTTGTCGGCACTGTTGCCGCCCGGTCCGGCGTGGTCAGCCAGCGATCCGGCGATTGCCGGTGCAGCACCATCATTAACCCGTGTTCATCAGCGTGCGGATGCCCTGATGCGGGAGCTGGATCCGCGCACCACCACCGAACTGATAAACCGCTGGGAGCGTCTGTGCGGTCTGCCGGATGAATGTATTCCGGCGGGAACGCAGACCCTTCGCCAGCGTCAGCAACGGCTGGATGCGAAGGTTAACCTGGCGGGCGGCATCAACGAGGATTTTTATCTTGCACAGCTTGCTGCCCTGGGCAGACCAGATGCCACCATCACGCGATACGACAAAAGCACCTTCACCTGCTCATCGGCCTGTACTGACGCGGTGAATGCGCCGGAATGGCGGTATTACTGGCAGGTCAACATGCCAGCTGCCACCAACACCACCTGGATGACATGTGGTGATCCCTGTGATTCCGCACTGCGTATCTGGGGCGACACCGTTGTCGAGTGTGTGCTTAACAAACTCTGCCCGTCGCATACCTACGTAATTTTTAAATATCCGGAGTAATCCATGCATCGTATAGACACGAAAACCGCGCAGAAGGATAAGTTCGGCGCGGGTAAGAACGGTTTTACCCGTGGTAACCCCCAGACCGGCACACCTGCCACCGATCTGGATGATGACTACTTTGACATGTTGCAGGAAGAACTCTGCAGCGTGGTGGAGGCATCCGGTGCCAGCCTGGAGAAGGGGCGGCATGACCAGCTGCTTACCGCGCTTCGTGCGCTGCTGTTAAGCCGCAAGAATCCGTTTGGCGATATCAAATCGGATGGCACGGTGAAAACGGCTCTCGAAAACCTTGGTTTGGGAGAAGCGGCAACGAGGAACGTCGGAACGGATACCGGGCAAGTA